CAGTTCCTAAGACGCTCAAAACACCGCGGATCATCGGTATTGAGCCAACCGCTATGCAATATGCACAGCAATCGGTTCTATCGGTGATCCGTGATAAGTTAACTCAGGAAAACTACCTGAGTCTTATGATCGGAATAGACGATCAAGAACCCAATAGGGAACTTGCTCGCCGTGGGAGCCGTGATGGTTCCCTTGCGACACTCGACTTGAGTGAAGCTTCCGATCGTGTTTCGAATCAGCATGTACGTGACCTGTTAGTACGACATCCGCATCTCCATGCGGCGGTCGACGCTAGCCGATCACGAAAGGCTGATATACCTGGAATAGGCGTAAAACGCCTATCCAAGTTTGCGTCTATGGGTTCAGCGCTCTGTTTCCCGATGGAGGCGATGGTCTTCATGACCATCATCTTCATGGGAATTGAACAGACGCTCAACACATCACTTTCCCGACGTGACGTTAAACGTTACGTCGGGGCGGTGCGAGTCTTCGGGGACGATATTATCGTTCCCGTTGACTGTGTGGATCACGTCACCCGGTTGCTACAAACTTTTGGGTTTGTAGTTAACACGGGCAAGTCTTTCTGGACCGGTAGGTTCAGAGAGTCTTGCGGTAAGGAATACTACAACGGTCATGTTGTAAGCATACTTCGTGTCCGAAGGGTATTTCCTACCCGACGTGAGCTCGCAAGGGAGATCATCAGCATAGTTAGCCTCCGTAATCAGCTCTATTGGGCTGGTTACTGGCAAACGTGCCGATGGTTGGACGAGAGAATAAGGAAAGTGATAAAACACTTTCCTACGGTTCTCTCAACCTCTCCCGTGTTAGGTCGTCAGTCCGCTTTGGGCTTTGAAACCCAAAGAACTGGCGAACACATGCAGAACCCCCTAGTTAGGGGTTATGTAGTGTCAGCACGGCCACCTAGCGACAAGCTAGATGGATATGCTGCCTTGCTCAAATGCCTGCTTTCCCTAGAGTGGAAATCCCTAGGTGAACGCAGATATACGAACGGAACGGGTTCAAAACCGAACCGATCATATATCAGGCATTTGCTGGAGGAAACTCCACCAGATGTCTCGCATTTGGAGCGTGCAGGACGCCCCTCAGTCGTCGACATCAAACTGAGGTGGAGTCCCCCGTTTTAAACGGAGGGTCTACGGAGTAATCCGCAGGGAGAATCCAAGCCAGCTTCGG